TCACATATTTCACTTCCTTTACAATCTATACATCTTGATTTTAATTTATTATGTTCGCATATTTGACTCCCTTTACAATCTCTACAGCGAGATTTTCGTTTATTATGCTCACATATAGAACTACCTCTACATTCTTTACATCTTGATTTTTGTATATTATGTTCGCATTTATATTTTTCTTTATTAGCAAGATAATATGCTTTACAATATGCTTTTCTTTTTTCTGTTAAATTATGTGTCATTTTTATTATTTTATTTATATTTATTCTAAAATCAAATCAATTTTAAAGTATAATATTAACTATAATATTATGTTTTTTGCTTTAATAATTAAAAAATTTAATAATTAATTGTTTAATTATTAAAAATATTGCTACAAAATATATGAGACCATATATGATTTAGTTGCTATACGCCAAACCGCCCATGCCCGACATAACTCTCAATACATTGTAGTTAGTAGCATACACACGGACTTTAGCGGTTTTAGTGCCCTCAACAGTTGCATTAGAGAGCACAAGCTGTAATGTAGCATTATCAATTCGCGAAAAGTTGCAACTGCCTGAAGGTTGGTGTTCTTCGGGGCGAAGAGCGAACGAATATACATTAATACCAGTGTCGGGGTTGCGAGTGTGATGTTGGAAAGGTTGCACGAGGTCAAAATAGGTGCCTTCTCGTTCAGAGAATCGGTCCTGTCCATTTAACTGGAGTTTGGCGGTAACCACAGGATTATCACCCCAGCAATGCATATCCAAAGACGTTTCGGTTAATACAAAGGTTCCAGCATCAGACACAGTTGAATCTAAACCACTTTGACCTAAATTAGGAAGGTTATAACTAGTAGTACCACCACCACCACTATTCCACCAAGCATTTGAAGTACCAACAGGGTCATCTTGTGCTCCAGCATTTTGGAATAATCCAGATGCATCAATAAAAGAATTAACCGTTGCAGCAAGTGATTGAGGACCACCAAACGCATGAATAGCATTGGGTAAAGCATCAACAGCGTCGGTATAGTTAAAGGGTTGGCACCCTAAAGTTCTATAAAGAACTTGGGTGGGATCCAAAGACGAGCAATAATCAACATTTTGGTCGGATTGAACAACCCATATAAGTTCTTTGCACGGGTGATTAAAATTAAGTTTAATTTTATTGGAAGAACTGCCAACAGATTCATCGCCTGTAAATTGTAATTGTTCAATCAAATATTCGTGAGGGTTCTGTGCCATACGACGTCTCTCATCCGTATCAAGGAACACATAATCAACATATAAAGAAGCAGCCACAAGCGACTGATTGTATGCTTGGGTCACCCTAGTGCCACTACCACCCGATGTTAAAGAAGATACTGCCCATAAACATTCATCGATAGGGCGAAGGTCCAAATTAATTTTAACTTCGTGATATTGGAGAGCAATCAACGGAAGAGCAAGACCAGGGTTACGGCAATACCAAAACTGCAAAGGAACATACAACGTAGTTTCCGGGAGAGCATTACGAGGAGCACACACTTGGCGGGGAGAGTTGCTATCACAAGGGCCATCAACATTATTAAAAGACGGATCAGTAATAAATGTTAATTGCGTGGTATTTCCCACCATCTTGTAGTATCCACGTTGTTGTTCTTTGGAAAGAGTGAGTTGATTCCAAATGTGCATCCAGTCACCATATTGTCGGTCAATACGTTGGCCTCCAATCTCGACCTCAACTTGAGAAACTATTTGTTCACCAGGGAAATCCAACCAACGAGCATAAACTGCACCAGCAGTATTTTTCATAGCTTGATTAATTTCAGGCAACGTCACTTGAAGATACGTGCGATAAGCAAGATCTCCATTTCGACTAATTGTACAAGTGACTCTTCGACCAAAATCGGCCTGTCCATTAAATGTTTGTTCAATAGATTCCATTGCAAAATTAGTGTGTCTACGATATGTTACTTTCCAAAAAGTAATCTGAGGATTACCTGTAAGATAAACATCTTGGGCGCCATAAGCGACGAGTTGCATTAATCCACCTCCCATTTATAATATTGCTAAAGAAAATAATTTCTTGGAAAAAATTTAATATAAACTTAATTAATTAATCTATTTTATTAAAATCAAAGTTTTTTTCTATAAATTTAATTATATAATCATCGGCAAACACCTCTTTTTTACCTTCATGTTTTTTTATAAAAGTATATATTTCATTATGTTTTTTTATTTCCCATCCATCATTCAAAGCATTATATAAAAATAATGCTTTTTTTAATAGTATATTAGAGATTGTCATATTTTTATTTATATCAATATTAATATCCATATTATTTTTTACAAAGAAAGTTTAAATCAACTTTTACCTAAATAGCTAAATTTTATATAAAAATATATAAATTATATAAAAAATAAGTATTTAATAAATATTAAATTAAATACTTATTTTAATAGTTAAATAGAATGCCTATATTTAAACAAAAAAATACAAAAAAATTGTCTGTTAATAAAAATAGCATTACTACATTAGATAGTAAACATACAGAATTAACAGAAGAATTCGAAAATGATTTAAAAATTATATTACCTAGATTAAAAAATGAAAAAAAAATATTAAATAATAAATTATTAAATACCAAATTATTAATTGATGAACGGATTGATTTACAAGAACAGCTAAATATTATTAATAAAACTATTAAAGATATTAAATTTAAAAAAAAACAATACTATTTACAAAATTCTAAATATATATTTGATTATTTTGAAAATAAAAAACAAATAACTAATTGTACTACTCAAACAAAAAAAATAGCTTGTTTTTTTAATATAAAATCACACGATAATATTAATAATATTACTAGTATTAATAATTTAAATGTTCAAAAATATTTGAACAATGTAGATGAAGGATTTTTTGATATTAATAATTATATTATTCAAAAAGATATATGCAATTATTGTAAAAATGGCGAGTTAGTATCAATAGATAATGAAGGTATATTAGTATGCACAAATATATCATGTGGAAAAACTATTAAATATTTAGTAGAAAATGAAAAACCATCATATAAAGAACCACCAAAAGAGGTATGCTTTTATGCATATAAAAGAATTAACCATTTTAGAGAAATATTATCACAATTTCAAGCAAAAGAAACTACTAAAATAGATGATAGTATATTAGAAAATATTAAACATCAAATAAAAAAAGAAAGAATAACAATAAAGGATATAACTAATAAAAAAATGAAAGAAATATTAAAAAAATTAGAATATAATAAATATTATGAACATATACCATATATTAATGAAAAAATAGGCATTAAACCCCCGGTAATGTCATCTGACTTAGAAAGCTTATTATCAAATTTATTTACAGATATTCAAGGACCATATGCTAAACATTGTCCTGAAGATAGGATTAATTTTTTAAATTATTATTATACTGTTTATAAATTATGTGAATTATTAAATGAAGATGAATTTTTACCATATTTTCAACTATTAAAGGATAGAGAAAAAATGATAGAGCAGGATGAAATATGGAAAAAAATATGTCATGAATTAAATTGGGAATTTATATCTACTGTTTAAGATAATATATTAATGAGGGAAATTGACTAAATTAAATCCTATTCCCATACCAGCACCATTTCTTGCACTTACAGCCATACTAGGTAAATATGTATCTAAAATACTAAATGTTGCTGCTGCAGATAACGCAATTAAAGCAACTTCATCTAATGCTAAACTTTTCTTGGGTATAGCAAATGCAACAATGGCAACCATTAAACCCTCTACCAAATATTTTATAACTCTCTTAACAAATTCATTAATATCTAAATAATCTCCAATATTAACCATTATATTAATTAATTAGAAAATAATATTATATTAATATAAATACTTAAATAATGTATATACTTATTAATTATTATGTCAAATTCAAAAAATATTACATATCCAACTAACTATGATGGTATAAAAAATGATAAGTATATTGATTTATTAGATGAAGATAAACCTATTGCGGGACAAGCATTTTGTTGTATTTCATTTATTTCACCAGAACAAATTATAAAACAAAAAGAAATGTTCTATATAGATGAATTTATTAAAGATTGGGATCTATCAAAATCATTTGAAAAATTTAACCAATTTTTAAATTTTATTAGCTATAAATATAGTTTAAGTTTTGAAGATTTAATGCAAGATATGACTTCATTTATTGCTACTGAAGGAGCTGAAATGCGAAAAAATAATTTATTAGATGATTATAAAAATTTTTTAGATAAAAATGAAACTAAACTTGAAAACGCATTTAACGCATTAAATCATTTTAAAACTAGTGTGCGTGGAATAAAAATGCGTGGTGGTTTTCCTTCTCAACCTGAAGCAGAAGCTAGAGCCAAGATGTTAAGAGAATCTGATCCAAATCATGATGTATATGTGGGGCCTGTTGGAATGTGGATGCCATTTCATCCTGAAGCATATAAAACTGGAAGAGTTGAATATTTAGAAACAGAGCTAAATCAGTTAATGCACGAAAAAACAAATAATGAAGCTAGAGCTAAAGATGATTTTGATAATCGTATTAAAGAAGCAAGAACAAAGGCTATGGAAGATAATAAAACAAAAGCACTTGAAAGTGGTAATAAATTAACACAAGTTTTAAACACTGATGGAAATTTAGTTAATATAAGAAATATCAATTTAAATGATTGCGATAATGAGGATGATGAAGAAAAAACTAGACCTGAACCATTGGTTAATATTCAAACTAAATTATTTGTAGATGATAATATTTCAACATCTATATTTAATATAAATTCTAAAGAAGAATAAATATATATTACCATTTTTTTTTAACATTTATCTTTGGTCCTGAACCACGTTTTTTTATATTTTTAGGATCATATGTATCATCTTCATCATCTGATCCAATATTTTTAGATAAATCCCAAAATTCCTTAGATCCTAATTTAAAATCTGGATGTTCTTCTGCTTTATACCAAAAAATCTGGTCATGCAATTTATTAGATTTTGAATTATTATTTATTACAAGACATTCAAAATTTTCAGTGCATTGGTCCATCACTTGACAAAAGCTTTCAAATGTTGGAAACATTCCAGCATAATTTTCATATATTCTTTTTCTATTTGCAATGTATGGTTCTCTTAAAATAAATACAAAATCTATATTTGTTCTAAGATTTGGAGGAACACCTAATGGATATTGCATAGTAATAATTAACATTATTTTCCAATGTCGTCCATTCATGAATAATAAACGCATCATTTTATCTTTTGTCCAAGAAGCGTCATATAAACAATCATCAAGTATTACAAATGCTCTAGCATCAATATTACTTTTTTTATACGATTGAAGTTCTTTTTTAATTTGTTTTAATACTATTTTTTGACGTTTTAATATATTTTCAATAATTACTATATTATATTCATCGTGTATAAATAATTTTGGAACATGTGTGCTATAAAATCCATTCCCTGCTTCAGTACCTGATATAACTGTCCCTATTGGAATATCTTGATGATAATATAATAAATCTCTAACTAAAAAACTTTTACCAGTATCTCTCCGTCCAATTAATACAATTACTGGTCCTTTATTTTCATCTGGTCTAAAACTAATACGACTCATATCAAATTTTTTTAGTTCAAGTGTCATTAATATAATAAATATAATAATAAATTATTTATAACGAATACAAATTATT